CTCTGGTCGAGCAATGTCAATGGCTAATCAATCTAATTTAGGTCTTGCCGCTAACCGTGCTAACGCTATGACAGGTGCCCGTAACCAAGCTGAACAGATTGGATTTGCCCGACGCCTTGACGTTACCGGCCTTGGCCGTAATCTACCCGGTGCTTCTACTGCTGCTTACCAAGGTGCAAACGCTGCAGGCTCGGCTGGCGTCAATACATCCATGGCTCCCGGCTCGCAGTTCCAGCAAGGTATGCAGCAATCGGGACAAACATTTGGCAATGTTCTTTCTAATCAGACTAATTACGCTAACGCAAACAGAGATCAGGGTATTGATGTTGGTAGCTTGCTGGCTGGTGGCGCTAAAGCTTATACGGCGTTTGGCTCCGACCGCCGGATTAAAGAAAATATTGAAGTGGTTGGCCGCGATGAGCGCACTATGTTGCCGCTTTACGAATTTGAGTATAAAGGCGGTTCTGGCAAACGCTTCTTAGGCGTGATGGCGCAAGACGTTTTGAAAACGCATCCTGAAATGGTTTATACAATGCCTGACGGTTTTATGGCAGTTGACTACGCCGGTCTTGGCATCGAAATGTTGGAGGTAGATCATGCGTCTTAATTTTAGTAATATTGGTCGTGGTATTGAAGCCATTGCAGACGCTAAAAAAGCACAAGATTTAGCGCGTGTTTCTGCCCAGTACGATGTAACTGAAGGTGCGTATGGTACCGGTCTTGCTCCAAATCTACAGCAGGTTATTGGCGCTCGTGACGAAGCTCTTCAAGGCTTGGGCGAGCAAGCTACGCCAGAGCAACGCCAACAAGTGCTGGATCAATACACTCCTGCGATGTCAGAGTTGAGCCGCCGTGTTGGTTTGACTGCTCCTGACTATTCTGTGGCTAGTGGCCCTACCAACTTTGCAACTCGCCAAGAAGCCCGCCAAGCGGCTGCGCCTATGCGTGCCGAAGGTCTTGCAGGTGTTTACCGCCAGTATGGTGACGTAAATCAAGCCGATGCACTGGAAGCTCGTGCGTTTGAACAACAACGCGCTCTTGCCCGTGAAGGCCGTGATATAGCCCGTGAAGGTCGTGAGGCAGAAGCTGGCCAGCGTGCACAACAGGAATTTGCCACTAGACAAACTCTGACAGGTCTGCAAATTGCCGACGTTACTAGAACACAAGCGGCTAACCAGCGCCAAGATGATTTCTCAAACTTTGCTGCCGAAAATCCTAACGCTACTACGCAAGAACTAAAAGACGCCGCGTTTAAGCAGTTTAAATTTACTCCTAAGCAGTGGCAAGATACTGTGACTACGCGTCTTGGTATTGAAAACGCTGAGATGGACAGCTTTAAAAACGGGATTAAGAAAAAGCTGCAAGGCAAAAACCTTACTCAGCTTGGCTCGCTTTACAACTCTGACCCAGACTTCGACGACAAGACTGACTTAGCTATCGTGCCCGGTAAAGGCGGAGCGGTTACTCTGAACTTTATTGACAAGGCGACCCAGCGCATCACAGGCACTCAGACGTTTAAAAATGAAGCAATGGCCACGGAGTACCTGAACAGACAAGCTACTGAGCCTGAAACCATTGGTTCTTGGATGCTTAACCTTGGCAAAACCGAAGCAGCCATTGCCGCATCTAAAGCAGCTTCTGCTGCTTCTACGTCTACGTCTGGGCTCAATGCAATTCGTGGTAATTTAGTCAATAGACAAATAAAAGACTTGGACGAGCTTGCAGCAAATACCAAAGAAGCTAAAAAGCTGATGACAGACTTCGCAGCGCTTACTGAAGCTGAACAGAACGGGCCCAAGGGCAGAGCTCTTGAGAAGCAATACAACATGTTGGTTGCAAAACCCGGTGCTCAGCTTCGCGTATCGCCAGAAGGCAAAGCTCCTAGAGCTATGGACGAAGTGGAAACAGCGCAACTTAAAGCCTATAACGAATGGCTTGCAGTCCCACGCAACACCCGTTTATCTGGTGGTGAAAAAGACGCTATGGCTGAACAAATGGGCGTTAGCCACCTTCTCCGCACTGTGCGTGAACGTGCGGCGCAATCGTCTGGTGGTGTTACCTTGGGCGGTGACGCCTACGCCGCAGACCGAGATGCTCCTGCCGCCCCTGCATCTACGCAAGGGTTAACTAAAACTTCGTCTGCCCCTGCCTTAAACACAGGCAATACGAAACTTCTAGGTCGAGCAGGTAATACAGGGTATAGCGTTGAAATGCCAGACGGCACAACAAGAGTTATGTCCATCAGTGAATTGAATAAATTAGGCTATCAGTTTTTAGGCGGTAATACAGGGTTAGAGAGACCTTGGTATGATGACTTACTGCCACGTCGATAATCTGGAGCGACAATGCCGATTTATAACCTTGAAGACTTGCGGGCGGCAGTGCCGTCCTCCATGCGTGACCTGTCTGATGACGAGTTAATTCGCGATTACGCAGGGCGCGTTGGCAAGAGTTTTGAATCTACGGCAAGCTATTTAGGCTTTAAGCCTCGTGGCACGCTAGCGGAGATGGGTCGTCAGGCTGTGGGCGGTGCAGTAGTTGACCTACCCAAGATGGTTGGACAGGGCCTTCAGTACACCGGTGTTGCACCTGAGTACGGCCGTGGAATGGCTGAGTCCGCAGAAGCTCGTGCTCCCGCATATGCCCCCGACAACCGTGGTCGTGGTCTTGTCGGCGAAGCACTTACGATGGGTGCTCGTGGCTTGGCTCCTGTGGCGGCGACTCTACCTTTAGCGTTTGTTCCCGGCGGGCAAGTTGCCGCCCCTGCCGCTGCCGCGTTGTTGTTTGGTACATCGTCTGCACAAGAAACCTACGAAAAGGTTTTGAATCAAACTGGCGACGAAAGCGCAGCCACTGCTGCTGCTCGCCGTGTCGGTCTTATTCAGGGTGTTGGTGAAGGTGCGGCTACATTCGTTGGCGGCCGTGCTATCAAAGGGCTATCTCCCTTATTGGGGATGGGTGAACGCACTACTGCTGGTGTTGCGGCAAGGATGACTGATACCAGTGTCCTGAAGCCTTTTGCAAAAAGCATGGGTATTAACATGTTAGTGCAACCCAGTACTGAGGTTGCTCAGGATTTGGGTACATACGCTGTCGAACGTGCATATGGCGCGGCAGGTGACGAGAATCCCTATGAGATTGCACGGCAGTCAGCGTTGGGCGGTGCGGGTCTGACAATGTTGCTTGGCCCATTTGCATTGGGCGGTCACGCCTCCCGTGCTCGTCGAGCAGAATCTTTAAAAGCCGCGTTGGGCGAGGACGCTCCTCCTGAAATTCGCGCACAGGCATTTGAAGCTGTAGTTAAAGAAGCACGTAGACAAAACATCCCTGCAACGGATGTTGGCGCATGGTTTACAGAGCAGTTGGCGCTCGAAGACCAACGCAATGCTGCATTAAAAGACCTTGAAGAAACGCCAAAAGACCTGACACAAACTCAAACAGATGTGGATGGGCGTAAACTTTCTGAAGTGGATACACAAGCTGAGTTCGATAAACGGATGGCTGCTGGCCGTCCAATGTCTGAGGCCGATGCGTCGAAGCGTTTGTCTTCGTTCATGACCGCGCAAGACGTCGGCGGGCAATACCAAGATTTGCTAGCACGCAAAGAACAAGGTCTAGAAGCCGTTAAGGAAGTTGGTAAGAGTTGGCAAAACTTTGTTGGTAAGCGCGGCGATCAGTTGCTAAACATTCAGGATGTTGGCGATCAAGCCCGTGGGCTTGTCAGCAATCTGGAGACAGAAACCAATCAACAAGAGGCTCCGCTTGCGCAAGCAATGCAACTCGGTACCGCCGTACAAGCCATGTTTGACGCCCAACAAGGTGTCGGGACAAAAGCGGACTTTGACCGAATCATGAACCCAGATGTGATGCAACCTATCACACCTACAGAAATACAACCCGTTGCCCGCACATCCCTTGTGCCACAACGCGCCGCTCCATTTAGCAACATGCGCATGGACAGGCCAAGTCCCCAAGAATCGCTTACTGGGCCAACAAGCCAACTTTCTGATCGTCCTATTACAGCGCCTGCACCGGTTTCTCCTCTGGGCGGTGAAGCCGAAGCCGCCCCTTTGCCCTCCGCGCCAGTCGCGGAGGGCGTTTCTTCTACGCCCGTCACAACTCCTGTAACTACACCTGCAACTAAAGATGGCACTCAAACCACTCAAGCCCAGCAAACAAAAACGAAAAAACAAAAAGCACCCATCACCGTTGGATCAGTCGTAAAGATTAACGATACCGAGGTAACGCTTAGCCAAGAACAAGCTGATGCTTGGAATAAGGCACAGGAAACCTATGATGGCAGAACCCGTCGTGCACGAGAGATTGCTAACTACCAAGACCGCGAAAGCGCTCTACGTAGTGCCGGTATGCAGTTGTCTGCGGAACGTAGAAAAATTACTGGTGCTTTAACTGCCAAAGAGCAGCAAGCCGCTAATCGCGTTGCTGACCGACAAACCGCGGAACAAAAAAACCAAGATGAAATGGGCTTGACCGCGGCACTTCAAACTGCAAATCGGACTAATGTTACAAACAATCCGTTGCAAGCTGGGGTAGAAGGCGCTGACAAAAAAGCTGTGCCGGGCAAAACATCTCTGACTGTTAGCGCCCTACGAAACATCCGTGATGCATTGCTAAATCCTTCTGCAACTGTCGATGGTATTAGTGACAGAGAGCAACAGATTGCTGACGCTGTGCGTGCGTTTGCAAAAGCGTATTACAAGTTTAGCAACGCGGGTGGCAACATGCTCCGCGGCATTCCTACAGAACGTGCAATTAAAGGCGAGAATGGGGAAACAATCTACAAGCCTACCAAACTGGCTGGCCAAACTCCTGCACAACAACGTGGGCAAATAAAGGCTAAGACCAGCCAACGCGTTGGAACAACACTAGATCAACTAAGAGAGACTCGTGACGCCCTTGCTGGTTTGGGTAAAGCAGTTAACGGCAATGCAAAAGATGTTGAAGCTATTGTCAAGCTTGTCAAAGATATGGTGCAACAGAAGTTGCATACCCAGACAACTGATGAAGGTATGAACGAAGACTTTGGCCAAGAAGGCGCAGATGGTATTGCACAGGCGTTCTTAAAAATGGACACCATGCTGTCGCAGGGTTGGAGAGCAGCCAAGGACAATATGTTCCAAGGCGAATCTGACGCAACTTTTGTTCGCCAAACCCCAATTCGTGGTTCTAAGGAATCGACTGCTGCCGGTGAGACTCAGACTCCGCTAGAAAAAGCCGCTTTGGGTTACGCTAAGTTTGGCAAAGGTGAATCTTCTACTGGCATTCTTGGTTTGTTGAACTACATCCAAACTCACGGCACGCCGTTTGAACGCACAATCGCCAAGGGTGTATTTCAGTCTTTGTACGATAGCGACACCGCACCAAATCTTGAGTTCATATCTAAGGGTAAACCTTACTATGATCCAAAAACCAATACGGTCTATATACAACGAGACGCGTCTGCGGCAGTCACATTGCACGAGTCGTTGCATGGTGCATTGCAATGGTATATTTATCAGAATCCTAATGCACCAGAAGTCCGTGCATTGAAGGCGGCGCTTAAACGCGTTGTAAATTACAAAGGTGAACTAAGTCCTGACGCTAAACGTGTACAAGATGTGCTCAAAGCACTGATGAAAGACAAAAAAGAACTTGACGCTGTTTTGGAATTGGTTTCTTACGGCAACACGCTCAACGACTTCCGTCGCGCACTAGAAGCTATGGATAGCACCGAGGCTCCCAAGTCTTTCTATGATGCGGCGAAGAACGTCTGGCAAACCATTCTGACGACAGTTCAGCGGTTAGTCGGTGTTCGCCCATCTGTTGCCGCAGATGTAATTGGTAACACGTTTAAGCTCCTTGAAGCTGCTGGCGCTGCCAAGAAAGGTGAAGCTACGGGCAACATCCTCGAAGCTGCTGTAGAGAGCACTGGCACGCCACAAGGGAAAGTTAATGCCCAAGACTATATTGTTTATAACAAAAAGGTTGCCCCTGCGGCCTTAAGCACAAAGTTGTTTTTCGACCTAGTTGGCTGGCAACGTGGTGCTCAAAAAGTAGGCGACCTATCTAGCAAATTAGCAGACAAAATCCGCAAAGACTTTCCAACTGCAGAGCGTTACATCACCTATATCAACTCCCGCTTCGGTGTTAATGATTTCACTAGCAAGCTCATGGAGAAGTACAAGGTTGACAAGAACACTGGCTACCAACGTATGGAGCAGTTGGCCAACTTCGTTGAGTCACGTAGTGCTGACGAGGCAAAGGCAATCTTTGATTACCTTGACGGCGATAAAAAAGCACTGGATAAATTACCAGATGTTGCGAAGGTCAAAGAAATTGCAGACTCCATTGAGAAGAGCATGGCGATGTACATCTCTGAGCTTCCAGCTAAAGACCGCGCATACTTTGAGAACACTAAATTTTCTGAGTCCTTGCTGTTTGCAGGCAATACTAATCAAGTTGCAAGCCACACATTCGGTGCGCGTAAGCTCAGTGAGATCATTGGTCTGCAGCATCGCTTTGAAGAAACCATTGAAGGTTTTCAGCACTGGATGGGCGTAGATAAAAACGGTGACGTTGACATCACAGGCCCCTTCTACCAAGTGTTTGGCCCCAACATTAAAGACCCTGCTGGCCCCCAAGTCCCGCAAGGGTACATGTCTATCAAGGGCTACGAAACTACGGGTAATCCCGTAGGCTTTACTGTTGATCCCTCACGTCAGTGGCGTATCTCCGGCAAGAAAGGTGAGGGCTATAAGTTCACATCTAACATGACGGCTCAACAAGCGATCCTTGAAAAGAAAGTCACTGAGCTTGCTAATGCTATGCGTAACACCATGGCTGCACTGGCTAACAACTATGCGTCACGCAACTTCTCTAAAGCCGCGTCTACGCTGGGTTATGAAGACGGCAAGCCAACAGAGCTAAGCGTTTCGTTTGATTCGCTAGAGGCCGTTAAGAAAATCTTTGGTCGGGCACCCAACCCTAACCAAGTGTTAAGCGTTTCTAAGGATGAAGCCAAGACGCCACAGATTGCTGACTTATATCGCAATACAAACACATGGGTAAAAATACCTGACGTAGAAGCTTACGGCGCGTTAGCTGGCAAATACATGCCCGGCCCTGTGTGGAGTGCGATGACTGACATGGCTGACCGCAAGCCATTGGTTTCGTTCCGTGCGTACAACGCTTCTATGCGTTGGTTTAAGAAAGCAAAGACCGTTTATAATCCCGGCACGCACATTACGAACATTGCCTCTAACGTCACTTTGGCGATGATGCATGACATCCCTGTTAGCACGATTGCTTCTGCGGCTAAGTTGTTTACCAAATACGAGCTAAACGCTAAGTCTCTGACACCAAGTGAACTTGCAATCATGTCGCAGTTCATGAACTCTGGTGCGATGCTTGGTGACTATTCAAGTGCTGAGGTTAAGGAGGCCATCTACAAGGCATGGAACGAAAATCTTGCACAGCCAACAGATACGTCGCTAATGCAACGTCTGAAGATGTTTACTGGGTACGAGAAATCTAAAGCGCAGATGGGCGTTGCACTTGCAGCCAAAGCAGGGAACAAGTTAGATAGCATCGCGTCCGAACTGTACGCCGCCGAAGATAACGTATTCCGTTTAGCCGCGTTCATGAAGAAGGTCGGCGAATTGCAGGAACGTAGCGGTGAGAAAACTCCCACTGCAGAGAACTTCAGCGACGCGGGTACCTTTGCACGCAAGGCATTCCTTGACTACGACATTGACTCTAAAGCAGTCCGTATTGCACGCCAGTCGTTCTTGCCGTTTGTGTCATGGACGTATGCCATTGCCCCTGTTATGGGACGCATCGCGTTGCACCAACCTTGGAAGATTGCTAACGTCTTGGCGGCTTATTACCTCATTGACGTAGCCATGGCTTCTGCGGCAGGTGACGATGACGAAGAAACTCGCAAGCGTGGCCCGAAAGAAATCCGCGAACGCATGTTTGGCATTGGCCCTTACATGCACATTCGCATCCCGTTCATGGGCGACGAAAACAACCCTGTGTACTACCGTCTCGGTGACTACGTACCGATGGCTTCTGCCGCTAAGGGTTTGCCGAATGGCTTCATGGGACAGTCTTGGATTCCCGGAGCAATCACGCCAAGCGGCCCAATAGTCTCGGCTATTGCAGGACTAGTCATAGGTGTAAACCCCTACACAGGTAAATCTCTGAACCAACCAACGGATACCGAATGGCAGAAATTTAAAAATGCTGCTAAGTTTGCATATGATATTGTGACTCCACCAGCAATTAGTTCCACCCAACTCAAAGCAGTAAACGATATACTAGATGAGAAAACAGGCATCACAGGTGCACCTGTTAGCAATCTTGCTATAGCCAGAACATTTGGATTAAAAATGTATGACTACGACGTTATTGAATCTGAAGCTGTTCAGGATGTTATTTCAAAGCGTGTTGAACGCGAGTTTAAAGATGCAATGCGCAAAGCAAAACGTGAAGAAGATCGTAAAGGCTATCCTGATTACGAAGCACTAGACAAGCAACTTGAAGACTTGCAAATACGCATGGAAAAAGAACTTGACAAAGCCCGTGGCGGCACAGGGGAGATTGACTAATGGCTAAGACACCAGCATGGACACGCAAGGAAGGCAAGTCTGAGAAGGGCGGATTGAACGCCAAAGGACGCGCCTCGTACAACAAAGCGAACCCCGGAAAGCCGGGACTCAAGGCTCCTCAACCCGAAGGTGGCCCACGACGCGACTCATTCTGTGCCCGCATGGAAGGCATGAAAGAGAAGCTGACCAGTGCAAAAACTGCTAACGACCCAAACAGTCGTATCAACAAATCACTACGTGCTTGGAAGTGCTAACATGGCTACCAAAAGTAAATCTACTGTCAATGCTGCTGGCAATTACACGAAGCCCGAACTGCGCAAGCGGATTGTGTCTCAGGTAAAGTCTGCGGCAACGCAAGGCACTGGCGCAGGTCAGTGGTCAGCACGTAAAGCTCAGCTTGTTGCCAAGAAATACAAGGCGGCAGGCGGGGGGTACAGAGATTGAAAGCGCCTCAAAAATCATTGAAGGATTGGGGCGACCAAAAATGGAGAACTAAAAGTGGTAAACGCTCTTCTGACACAGGTGAAAGATACCTTCCAAGTGCTGCGATCAAAAGTCTCAGTTCTTCTGAGTACGCTGCGACAACCAAAGCCAAGCGAGCCGGAAAAGAAACCGGAAAACAATTCGTAGCGCAACCCAAAAAGATTGCGGCTAAAACTGCAAAATTTCGTTAACTTTAATTGGAGATTATTATGTACGGAAAAATGATGATGGCCCCTGCCAAAAAAACTGCTGGTAAAAAAGCTGCACCTTTTAAACCATGTGCTGGCTGTCCTAACAAAGCTAAATGCAGCGCCATGGGCAAATGCATGAAGGCTAAGAAGTAATTACTTCATCCCTGCTGAACGGGTTCGTGCAAACGAACGGTTTGCAGACTTAGGAACTGCGCGGAGATTACCTCCGCCATTTCCACCGCCCTTTGCAATGGGCTTCTTGTGATCAACGTCAAGGCCGTCGCCTTTGCTGACGACGCCTTTCTTTTCCATTTGTCGACGCGCTGAATTGCGGTCAGCCCTGTTAGCAATCTGCTCCGGCTTGCCTTGGTAGTTGGCGTACTCTTTCTTGTAGTCACGTGGCATGATAGTTGTCCTTAAAAAAGATATCTTATTGTCCCACAGCTACGCCGTTTAGAACAGCCAGTAGTACAGGGCTTTGCTCTCTGGACATGGTGCCAGTCAGAGTTGCTACAAACCGAGGGTGGTTCAGGTTTACAATCAGGCAATGCGTCTGGCCGGGGCTTCTGTCCTTGCATCCCTTGAACATCGTCACCCGATCGCGTTTGGCAATCATCGCGCCGTTAAGTTCTAGCTCACGCTCAATCCGGTCAATACCATCCTGCGACCTACCCAACCATGCCTTGAACAAAGCCAAGTTGATCGCAATCATGCTTCCGGGCATCACAGGGTTCTTGGCATCATAGACAACCTTTACCCGAGCAACAGCTTTATCTGGAGCGGGCTGAGTTACCTGCTCTTTACCTGAGCTATAAACTTCGGTGCAATGCACTAGGCGGTCGTTGTGCTCCATGATGTACTGACCAATGGTATCGAACACGTCAGACTTACTTTCAATTGCAGCTTGCCTAGTTTGCTTGACGCGCTCAATCATAAAGTCCACTGTTGCTTTTACATCGAACGGGAACAAACCCAAGGCTTGGCCAATACGACCCATGCCCCATGATGCAATAAGTAGCGTCCTGTAAAAGCGCTCTTGCGGCTCAAAGATAAAACCAAACGTTTTATTGAACGATGCCTCAGCCCATTTCCACACGACCTCGGGGCCGCCCTTGTCAATTACAACTTGCACAAGCTCTGGGAAAGCCCAACCGTTATGCTTCTCTACGATCTCAAAAAAGTCGTACCCAAAGCTACGCCCATCTTCTCGGGTAGCAACGAAAGTCCGATCATGTTGCGGGAACTCTAAGCAACGCGCTTTCAGCGGATCGTTACCTGCCTGTGCGTTTTCAAACTTTCTGTACATCGAAATGTTAGACGTGACGTGAGTAGGAGCACACCACTTAGCGGGTTCACGCAACTCACGTTCTTTCGTCATCGAAATCTTTTCGCGGCCAGAGCTTAGGGTGTAGCCCATGTCGGCCATGTCCTTGTCGTCAGCCGCAGTCATCTCGTCGATACAACATGGCAAGTTGTTAAGTACGCCGCGCATCTTATACATGGCATTTGCGGTGTCTTTCTGACTCAGGAATAAATCCTTGGGATTACCAATCAAACTGTTCACGCCAATCAGAGACAATGATTTACCAGTTGTCGTTTCATCAGAGTAGATCGACACAATCGCTGTTGCGTTACCGGCGGCAGGGCCTAGGATTCCTACTGTGCCTGTCAGCACTGATGCACGAATATTATCGGCACCGGGTAGGTTCAACATATCCATCGCGCGAATCCACTCAGAGCGTTCACCATGCGGGCCAATCAATTTAGCGAAGTTAGATGCAGGGCCACGAAGGCGTGTGTCTGTTGCACCGGAAGGCGAGCCCAACACTGTCTGCCCGCACATGAACGAGCCATCTTCTTGCCAACCAAAGTTAACAAAGTCCAATCCTGTAGGTGCCTGTTGTTGCACCATCGTCAAGTAATCCATCAAATAGCTCCTAACTTTTTCTTGCTGTCCAGCATTCTTTACGTAGATTTGTTGGTTCAATAAAAATGTAGAAAAGTCTTTACCAATCGTCGCGAGTACAGACATCTCATGCTCTGTCTCTTTCCATCCAGTCATTGGATACTTTGCAATCATTTTGAATGCAGACTTGCGACTTTCAGAATCGTGGTACACACCAGTGATGTGAATCTCATACTGGCACACGTGGTCAAACTCTGTCACCTCTTGGGCAATTTCATTGCCGTTTGCATCAGTCGTTGTGATCTCGGTCTTGACCTCGCGCATTATCTGGTTGTTCTGAATGACGTAGCCCTTGGGCATTGTGAATGTGAACTCTTCACCTTCCTCAGTAACAACTTCAGTCTCAGTAACAACGGACAACTGCGCAGGGCTTGTAATCTTTCCACGGCTTGGGCAACCTTCGCAGCCCTTAGCGCACAACTGCTCAAACTTCGCACACGTCGTAGGCCCAGTGCCGTTCCAACCCTTGAGCTTATCCATGCTTGCGGCTAGATCAAAGTCAGGGTGCGTTCCTGCGATCATGATGACCGCTTCCTGCACATCTGTGCAATGCTTAGCAAGACCTAACGATGCACGCCATAAAGGTTCTTCTACATTGCGACCTGCGGCATCTAACACGCCACCAGAAGCTACAAGCGCACCCACCTGAGCACAACGCCCTGCGACCGCGGTAAGTACAACATCGTTTGTGTTGAGCACTGCATCAAGGATCGATGATCTTGCACCTTTGCGTGATGCTGTTGTCTTTGCATTCTTTGGCAACTTACCAAACCACGGCTTCAATACCGTGAACAACTCTACTGGATCGTAGTCAGGGCAATCACGTTTGCACTCGACCAACTTCCACGGCTGTTGCTTTTTATGATGCGTACCAACTGGACGAAGCACCATCGATGGATCATGAATTTTGCTTGTGTCGATCTCGACACCATGCTCTTCAAGCGCAATGCGAAGCGCGGTAGAAACCTTTATCCAATGCTCTTTCGAAATGTTCTGAGTCATTGGCCAGTAGCAGTGAATACCACGACCGGAAGAGATGACCATAGGCTGAGGCATACCAATCGCTTTGAGGGCGACGGACATTGCGATCCAACCTTCCTTCTGAGTAGCGTAAGGTTTGTCCTCACCAATATCTAAATCAAGCGCCAGTGCTTTGAACACTGTTGCATGTGCTTGTGTGCGGTACCATTTCTGCTTACCGTTCTCTACGTAACTGTGATTGGCAAATGCACCAACACCGAAGTAAACAGTTGACTCAGCTTCTGCATCCCACCTACTGATCGCTTCTATCGCATCATCGATGTCTGCGAATGATCCACGGTTCCAAAAAAAGCCTCTTGGATTTTGTCCTGATGGATCAGGCTTATGTATGCAAATAACCAGTTCGTCTGTTTGGGCGAATACGCGAGTAAAAAAGTTTTTTGTGTCCAAGACATGCCCCTAGATAAAAAACCCCGGCATTACCCGGGGAGCGTTCTACATTTTAATTTTATTACTCGTCGAACAAACTGTCGAGCTTTGCCGCTAATTCATCTGACGCTTTTACTGGAGCAACTACGGGTTTCGCCGCCTTGACAGGCGCGGCTACTGGTGCAGGTGTTTCCTCTTCATAAGCGTCATCTACTGCGGGAGCCGCAATAGCGGCCTTCGGCGCGGGTGCTGCAATAGCAGGGCCCGCCGCTTGTGGAGCAAGTTGACGAGTAGCTACTTTAACAGAATCACTTCCAACTAAAGTATCAACGCGAGAAATTGCTTTCTCTGGAACGTAACCTTTTTGCTTAAAAGTAATCTTGGGATAACTTGCCGCGTCATCAAAACCCAACTCGGTAATTACCTCTTCAGGGCCAATGCCATAATTGCCTAAGTCCTTGAAGTATTCACGCAAAGATTTCATACCGCTGACAGGTACAGTCAAACTGTATACTTTTGATGGATCAGCGGCGGCAACCACTGCCAAGTGACGTTGGTCGGCACACATCTTAGACTTTGCACCAGAGGGCAGAACCTTAGAGCCAAGCACATTGTTAGGGCAGTCAGCGCAACTAGCGTGCACTGGTGACTCAAAATTAGCATCAGGCTTTAGGCCATCACTAGAGCCACAATCTGGTCGAACGTTCTCCGCAGACGCATCAAACGCTTTGGCATAAAACACCTTGGAAACCCTAGGGTTTGCACCTACGATGATGGTGTCTAGAGTGACGCCAACTGTTGTCTCAACACCGTCTTCGCTCAAGCGATAACGCCCTGCGCGGATGCTGATTTTTGGAAAACTAACGCCGTCGCTACCGACGATCGCAGATGCCACTGTTGATTTAGTGCCCGCTTGCTGACGGGCGGCTATACGGGCTGCAATGTGTGCAGGTACTGTTTGAATGTTGCTCACGATTATTCCTTTGCTTGAGCTTTACGAAGATTGAAAACACGGATAGACGAAAAATTTACGCCGGGAGGAGGAGCGCCATTGGCTTCAATGAAACTCTTAACCCCTAGCTTCGATGCGCGGGCTTCTACCATGTCCCAAGCATCGGTTTCCTTGCAATACGCAAAGAACTCTTCGCGCGACGCAACGGTCGCGGTGTGGTGTGTCGACCAATAGGCCGTACCAGAATTTGTTTTAACTGTCTCGAGACCGTCTTCCTGCGCTTTGGCAGTCATCCAGTTCTCAACGGCTACAAGCTTTTCTGTCAGCTTGGCTTTGGCCGCTTTATGCTCACGCTCGAGAGCGTCGATAGCACCGCGCACCTGCAGATACTTCTCTGCGGCTATTTCATAGTTCATAAGTAAGTCCTAACTGTTTAACTAATCATCACTGTTGATGCCCTGCACCAAATTTAAAAACTCCGCCAATGTGTTTTGCTTTGCGCGGAGTCGGCGGTATAACTCTGCCTCAAAGCCGGTGGCCCATATGTGCCAAACGGTCGTCTTGCCTGTTGTTGTCAACCGGCGAATCCTAGCGTTAGCTTGCTCGTACTGTTCAAGTGAATAAATGGGAGCAAACCAAACAATATCTTTTGCCCGAGTCAATGTCAATCCGTGTGCCGCAACCTTCGGGTGAGCCAACAAAATCTGCGGCCTGTCCGTGTGCTGAAAGTCGTTGAAGATTTGATTGCGTTCGTTTTTATTAACGTCGCCATGAACCGATGCAACATCGAATCCGTCGGCAGTTAACTTCGCTTGCAATTGATCTTGTACGCCTCGTAGCGGCACAAAGATAATAACCTTGTCTCCGATCTCTGTAAGTAAGTCAGTGAGTGTATTATACCTCAACGATCCATCGATTGCAATTCTACCGGTCTCGCTATATACGACACCGCAACTTATTTGCAACATCTTACTAAGCACAACCGCCGCATTCGCAGCAGTGACCTCACCACCTGCGAACACAGTCACAGCTTTGTCTTTCATTTCCTTAAACGCTTTTTGTTGTTGAGGTGTTAGCTCTGTCTTGCGACCAACGAAGTTAGTGTCAGGTAAATCTTTACACTCGTCAAGCGAGAAACGAATCGATGGTTGCAAAACTTTCTTGCATGTCTCAAGTGCATCTTGTCTTGGTATCCAACGAAACGTTGTGACCTTCTGCATCACCATGTCTTTAAACGTAGTGAAACTTTTAGGGCATGTAGGTGAGTCAACAAGTCGCGCCAATGTCCATGCATCTGCAGGCGTCTGAGAGATCGGTGTGCCCGTCAACATCCACAGCCATGGCTTGTGTGCTTGCATCCACTTAGCAAAAATCTTGTAGCGTTGCGAGCTCGGAGATTTAAGCGCAGTGGCTTCGTCATAAATCACAACGTCAAAGTCTTTGATGTCAGCGGCCATGTTACTAAAGCCATCATGGTTAATTATGAAGTACTGAACACCGGGCTTTGCTAGCAACTGTCTACGTTTTTCCTTTGTGCCAGTGACAATTGCAAACATGCGGTGCGGGAGGTGGTGCTTAAGCTCTCTCCCCCACACAACAGTCAGCGTTGACAACGGCGCGATGATTAAAACTTTCTTCGCTATACCTTCATCAAGCAAAAAGTCAGCGGCCCAAATAGCACTGATGGATTTACCAGTACCCGGTGCGTTAAGACACAGGGCACGCTTGTGTGTTGTGAGAAATGCGGCGGTATCTTTCTGGTGATCCATCGGAGCAAACCGAGCGGGCCAGTTGTAGTAATGCGTGATGGGAGCAGGGACACTGAAGCCCAAGTTCTTCAGCACGATTGATTCATCCACACCATACGGCACAGCAAGCATCGATTCACCATCATGCATGAACTGTTTGGCATGCGGCATCAGAGACTGCACAGTGGCATTCTCATTGCTGTTAATGATGATCTTGCGTTTGTCAGGTATTACAAGCATGTCAGAGCAACCCACGCTTTGAATTCAAAAATCCATACGTCAACAGACGTCTCGCGAACGATCCACACCTTTGCACCGCATCTAGTCAACGTTGATATTTCCCTCTCTTGGTTGGCTGTAGTAGTGCCCTTACCAAACTTGGTCTCAATAGCAAACATAGAACCATTAACGCAGCCCACAAAGTCAGGAATACCAGACCGACCATAGCCATTAGCAGGTGGCATAAACCACCAACATAAGTCGGCATCTTTGAGAACATCTTTGACAATCTTTTTAACATCGGCTTCGTTCTTCATCTCTTACCTTTCAGTCGTGCGTCAGGGCAAATATCTTTTGCCGCGCACCATGGGCATAAGCCCGAGGGTTTTGCTTTGTATACGCCAAGTTCAATCGTGTCCTGCACCTTTGCGAATCGAGGCTTTAGTGCTCGCCACATTGAGTCTAGAAATCTACGTTCGTACACGGCGTTTGTTGTCTCGTTAAACTTGAGCCAGATGAATGATGTCTTGACCTTGGTAACTTCTGGGTAATGCCAGAACACCATGGCCGCAAACAGTTGCAACTGTGTTGGGTTTTCTTTTACTTTGCCTGTCTTGTAGTCAAGGCAGTATGCAGTGTCGCCATCCACAACAAGCACGTCAGCGATTGATCTGATCCACACGTCTTTGGCAAACCAGTCAACAGGTTTTAAGTCTGCATTGACAGCCATCTGATGCTCGAACAACTTGTCGCCCGGTCGCTTCATGATGACGTCAACAACGCTACCCCATTGATCTAGTGTGCTACGCCCTTCAGCAGATAGGGAGTCCATGTCAAGCACGCCACGGCCTTTAGCTTCTAGCAACTTGTGTACACGATCTCCATACTCGGACGCTTCGTTTGATGAATTGGGTACGCGTTTAGATACGTACAGATAATCAAACTGGGCCTCGCATGTTTCAAATGTTGATAGACGACTAAAAGACAGCGGCATTACTTGGGTCATAAGTTTCCTATTTCGCCGCACCATACGACGGGCCTACACCCGTCTCACAAGATACGGGAATGCTCCGACACCACTTGGGTGTTAGAGATAGGCACTCTTCCATATAGGCGCGTGCTTGAGTAAGTTCTTCATTTGGTACTACGCAGACTGCTTCGTCATGGACTGACAGCTTGACGGGGTACCGTTCGTTGATACGTGCAGTTTGCCACATAACGATCCGCATTGCAGCATGTTGTGATAAATTTTCTACAACTTTCGGGCCAAAGATGCGTACACGTTGTTTGCCCATTAAGTATGTCCACTCTTTGCCGTCGTACTTCAGGTCGTGATACATCACACCGGGCTCACCCGGACGTCCGAAGCCATCCTTCTGCGTGATAAACCATCCGTTGACATCCACAGTCATCAGGCTACAACCATTGGCAATATCGGGCAGGATT